CTTTTATATACCTCTGAACTGTTCCTTCCATCGTCAGCCTCTCCGATGTCGGCGCACCCGCTGTTGCTACAGTTGAGAACGTCATGAAATTGGAGTATGAACCACCGCTGGAGGTAGATTCCTGTAAGTTGACCGTGACACTGCCAGAGGCAACGCTAAGCACTTGCAGATACCCGGCCCCGCCGTTAGACGTTGCCGCGCCACCATCAACAACCGTTCCCGAACCAGCCGACGAATGCGTGTCGTCATGGGCGGTCAGCATGGTTCCAAAGTCTAGCCCTGATCCGTCTGAGGTCGTATAGGTTACGCTTGCAGATATCGCAGACCCAGGAGAGCGGGTCGTGCTGTATGTTCCCTGCTTGCTGACCAGCCCGACGCAGGGATCACCCACCGCTGACCCCATCGGAACGAGAACCTCCTGATCGGCGGTCGGCTGCTTGCCGCTGTTTGATGTCCAGACCGCGTGGGATCGGCTCGATGCAGGGTCGAAAAACGCATCGACGCTGATCTCCGCATCTGCGATCCCGACGATCCGCTTCTTGGCCTCTACGTCGAGCGTCGTCACATCGAGGAGTTCAGACGTATAGCCCAGGCCCGACAGGGCATTGGCGTCGCCGGATAGGTCATACCCCTCGACGTAAAGCCGGACGTTTAAACCGTTTACCTTAGCCAACTACCACCTCCTCCGCATCGTCGCTCTCCGGGCATCCTGGGCCACTACGGCGTGATTGTGACCTCGCCCATCAACTCCATCTCGTAAGGGACTGTCACCGTCCGGAACACGCCGCCGCTCATGTTCGTATATCCAACGGTTGCGGCCCCGACGGATGAGTCGGTTACGTTCCCGCCGAGGTCGGCGTCCGACCGGAGTTGGCTGTCGATCTGATACATGGCGTCCCAGACCTCCTCCTCGATACTCTCGCGGACGTCTGCCGAGTCCTGCATCCGAAAATATGCCCTCACCGTTACCGTTACGACCGACCCGACGTCTCCCAGGGTCTCGAACGATTCGCGACGCCCCGTCAGCCAGTACGCCAGTACCGGCGTCCCTGCTATCGCCAGAGGCTCCCCTCGATATACCGCGACGAAGGCCGGGTCGGAGATCGCCGCGAGGAGCGTGTCGATCTGGGCCAATGCTCCTGACCGGCTCAATCGAACGCCTCGATCAGAGCGTCCCCGATGTACTTCTCGTATAGCTGTGGATTATTATCCATGTGAGCGTGGGCATTGGCGAACATCCCATAGCCCTTAAACACCGAGGTCTTGTTCCGGGTGCCGATCCCCTCGACCCAATTGGAGTAGATCAGATTGGCCCCGTACTGTGCCTCCCCGGCGTCGATCTGGGCCACATAGTCGCGGACGATAGATGCCCCGATATGGTTGCGGAGGTTCGCGGTGATCCGACCGTGGCCGGGATATAACTCCTCTTTGACCCGGTTCGATCCCTCGATAGTCGCGAGGTCGAGAAGCCCGCGATTGACCGCCTCCGCGAATCCGAGGCTGATCTGAGTGGGCTTATCGAACATTGGCCCCTTGAGCTTGAACGTCGTCGTGATCGGCTCGGCCATCAGAAGAATACCCCGTTGCTCGTACCGGTAGCCTGATACTGGGCGAGGGTCATTAGGATCGAGTTGATCTCCCCGGCTGCTGATGTGATCGCGGCAGCGCCGGAACCGATAGTCGTGACGGCTCCCAGGTCGCGGTCTCTGAACACGATCTTCGATAGGTCGAGACATGCCTGGACGACTAGCTCCGGGTAGTCGTACCGGTATACCGTCGCCCCTCCGCTATGCGTCGCCGCTGTCGATCCGTTGACGCCTCGCTCCACCGTGAGCGTGTTGCCAGAGATCGCCGTGATATATAGCTGCTCCGAGTCGATGAGGATGGTCTGTGCGGGGCCGAGGTTAGCCGCAGACGTTACCGACGCCGACGTCGCCGTTGTGGAGCTTATAGCGTCGGAGGTCGTGACGCTGACCGTGTCGGCGGTGAACCCCCAGGAGCCGAGGATCGAGAGGGTCTGCTGGCCCGCGTCGAGTCCCTTGGTCGTGTCCTCGTTGAGCTTCAAAATTGTCTTCGGTGTCGAGTTATACGGCATTAGCCAGAAGTCGGCGTTATAGCCTTCGGTCAGGGTCTCCGAGGTGGCCCGGTCGGTCGCCCCGTATGCCGTGACCGTTGTCGGGCTGACGATCCAGCCGTCCAGCGGGACGACGCCGGGAGTAGACATCGACGTCGCTATGTCGTCGGTGATCGCCACGGTCTGATACTGCGGAGACTGGCGCAGACTGCCCCAGCCGATGTCGTAATACCGGGTCTCGGTCAGAGGCCCGAACGTCCCACCGCCGCAGTAGTCGTCGATCCTCCGGCTTGCCGCCTCTAGGATGCGCCGTATTGAACCCGCGTCGGACGTCCAACCGGACGAGTAGCTCGTCCCGGCGAGGTAGTCCCGCAGATCGTCAGCGGTCGCGTAGGTATGGCGGGTCGCCATCTACTTGTTCTCCTCGGTCTCGGCCTGCTTGGTCTTGGGCTTCGTTGCCGCCTTCTTGAAATAATCCGGGTATCGCTTCAGAGTCTCAGCCGGGACATTGTAAGTCTCTCCCAACTCATAGGACTCTCCGGTAGCCCCGAACGTAACATTCACCAGAGCCTTGGCCTTGGGCATATATCCTCCCCACGGGGCGCGGGGCCGAAGCCCCGCACCCCACTCGTTACCGCTTATGCGGCCCTGGAAATCTTGAACGCTGCCGCGAGTCCGACCTGTCCGTCGCCCCGCCGTGAGGCGAAGAAGCCTACCTGATCATTCTCCATGTAGAGGCTGTCGTTACGCCTGATTGTGAATCCGACCCGGTCGAAGATGTAGTACTGCCGGAAGTCTCCGAAGATCGCGATCTTCTCCGTGCTGGTAATCGTCGCGCCCAACCCGCTTACGACGTCGGTGTCGACCACAGGCCGCCCCAGGATAAACGCGGACGGCGAAGTCGTGATGTCCGCGATACCCGTGACTCCGTTCCCGGTGACCTGAATCTGGTTGATCAGCGAGTTAATCGCCGACTTCATGACCCAGGTCGAGTTGGCCCGGTGCTGGGCCTCCAGCGCGTAGAACGTGCCGATGAGGTCAGCCACGACCACGCTCGTTGACCCGGCCATAGTGTAGAAAGCCACATCTGTATCCGACATGATCCCGGCGTACTGAGTGGTGTTGTTACCGCTGATGATTCCGACGTCCTCGAACCGGCCCGCCGCCTCCTGGAATATCTGGGTCAGCAAGGCAGGGAGGTTGATCGCGCTGTCCTCTAGTAGCTCCCTGGTTACCTTGACCAGCCCGCCGGACTTCTCCAGCGAGAACGCGACCTGTCCCACGGTGGGCGTCTGGTCGCTATACGCGGCCTCCTCGGCTATCGCTGCCCAGGTCGCGCTGCCCATCGTCGGCACATAGCCGTCTTTGGAACTGACGCGGATCACCGTGCAGAGGGGCCGAAGCTGCGAACCCGGAACCCCTGGGTCGTGTATCGTCTGGCTTATGAACTGTTCTGGGACGAAGAAACCCACTTTGTTACTACCCTATTCGGGCGGGCCAATCATTTCTGCTGGCCTCTCACGGTTTCCCGTGAGGTCGGACTATCTCATCAGCCCGTTTGGGCTGCCCGGCACTGGTGGGGCTTATTCCTTCGGCTGGTCATCCCCTAGTCTCTGAACCTTCCCAGGTACTTTTGCCGTTCCCTGGGCTTGGCTGCGGATTAGCTTGTCTTTCGATTTAGCCTTCCCGCAATTCACCGGGTTTGCTTTAGCTATTACTAACTAAAGGGGCAGTGCTATCTTACCCTCGGCGTCCGTCTCCTCCTGCATCGCCTTGACTTCGTCCGCGCTGGCGGTCTTCCAGAACACGTCGTCGGACGGGCTGCGGAGCCACTTCACAAACGTGTCGGTCTGGAACCGGGCCTCTTCCTTCTGGGTGTGGCCCATCTGCTCCTGTACCCAGAGCGGCTGGCTCATCGCCGGGAGTCCCTTGACCCAGGAACTAGGCTTATAGGACGCTTTGTTGACCGCGCCCGTATCGTTCGCGTCGTATGCCGCGACGTCCTTGTCGGCTATCGGGACACTGTTCGTCGGGCGACTGAACTCGCCCTTCAACACCTTCAACTGGGACGCTGCCTGATCGATCTTATCGGCCTCTGCCATCTTGGTCGTCGCGTCCGTGATCATCCCCTCGAACTGCTCGACGTTCCCGCCCTTGAGAGATGCTTCTGCCTGACCGAGGAGGGCGTTGGCCTCCTTCCGCATATTATGCGTATTCAATTCCTTACTCCTTATCCTGATAGATTCCATGTAGTGCTAGCTTTATCCGTTGGAGGCGTAACGTCCGAAAGGCCGTGTCCAGGGCGGCTCTGGGAGCCGTGCGGGAGGCAGCATCGTCCGTCGCGTCGTCGTCATCCGGTGCGTCATCCGGTTCGTCGTCGTCATCGGGGACGTCTTCGTCCTCGCCGGTTGCTGGCTCGAATTTGATCCCGTCGCGGTCTTTGTAGAACGCACGGGCTTCGTCCTCTGTCCAATCGTCGACAGGCAGATGATAGGCTGCGATGTCCCACTCCTCAGTATCTACCTCCCGGCCATACAGCACTACAACCGGCTTGTCGTCGATGGTCTCATCTGCCGTGCGGAATTTGTCGAACTCCTCCGACTCACGCATTACGCAGACGTGGAAATCGGGGAATGGCTTGGAGTGTTCCGGCGGTTGTGCAGACCGTAGCTCGGACGGCCTACGGCCCGCCTCGCGGAGATGCCGTGCGAGATGGTTATAGACACCGCGCCTGTCGTTCTCCGGTATCGACGTCTTGCGGGCGTTTAGGTTCGTTAAAGCGGTCGTGATAGCTCGCACGTTCGCGGCTCCTCCTCGGCCATTGCGACCGATATGGTGGTGCAGATATTTATAGCTCGACTTGAGTTCGGGGTCGCCGTCGGGATCGACCCAGGCATGGGCCGCTCGGAGGACTGCCGCCCCGCCCTTGATCCGGCCCCGCATCAGACTGCTGTCCCAGGCGTCCTCAACCCAGGCCGTCAGGTGGGACGGGATCGCGCCCTTCT